TTCCGGGTCCCGATTTGGCAGGGTAGGTCGAACGCCGCCGCGATTCCTTGCGCTCAGGAGCCCATACCGCGGATTCAGGAGCGTCATCGATCCGCCCGTAGCGTCCGGCATCTTCTGCAATGCCTTATCGTTCAGCCGCTTGCCAAACACTGTATCGTCGTCAATCTCGGTCGGTTCATCCCACAAGGCCATGGTGTGTGCTCCCGTGGTCTAGTGTATCAACCGATAGGGATTCCAGTTCTTTTGTGCATTTCTGGGAGGTGGCCGTTAATGCATCCGCACCCTTGGCATACCGATTCCCATAGTTTACTTCTCCGGCTTATGAATACCGTGGGGTTTGGCGGAAGAATTGGCGATTCCATGTGCTCCCGGAAATACCCAGTAAGTCTAGCCCGATCATCCATGTACGGTATCAAAAATGGACGCTCATCTTTTCCATAGAAATCTGAATACTTCATCGCTCCTCACTTTCCTTGGCACATCAGGCACTTGCAGCCCGGTGCGTGGGCTGGACGGGCATCACGGTTGTCGGCTAGGCTGAGGTTTTCTGGTGTCCTGCCAAGGGCGCGCTTTGCCTTGAGCCGCTTCGGTCTATCTCGCATTCCACCCATAGCCTTAATCTTGCCCTGCGGCGCCACAATCACCGTCGGCTGCTTGATGTATGCCCCCAGCGCTTCGATGATTGCTTGACTGCGGCTCTTACCTAAAGCATCGATAGCCGCCGCTTGCTCGTCCGGTATGCGGATGTTGATGTGTACGCTCATTTGGCCTCCGGTTCCGCTTCAAAATAGCACTTCGACCCGCGCACGGGCTTCCTGTCTTTCATGCACATGAACAACGCCGTCTTGATGTGGCGCCACGTATGCCCGTGGTAGACAATGGCTTCGATTTCCTCTCCGCAGTTCTTACACTTCATTTACGTTTCCTCATTTCAGCCACCAGCCGGTTTACATGCTCGCGCCGGTAGTCAATCGTCCCATCGTCCTGCCAAATCGTTCCAGCTATAGCCTTGGCCCGTTCGTGCGCCTGGGGCGAGTGGTCCCGCAGTTTGTCCAGTGCGCGCTCAATCATGCGGTGGAGTTTCACGGTTTCGGCTCCTCCTGTAGTACAAAAGTGTAGTACAGGAAAACACGGGATTGCAAGATAAATCTGTACTACACCTTCAGGACGCCCATGACGGCCTTGCACAGTCAGGGTGCATCCGGCGTATGCCCTCCTCAACCACGGTATCGCCGAGAGGTTTGCCGCAATGGTCACAGAGGTCTTGGGGCGCAAGGGCAGCCATGGCGCGGTTGTAGGCGGTCATAGCAGGCGCTTTGACGGGCGTGGTGACCGTAGGAGCAGGTCTGAAGCCGGAAGTCTTGGGGTTTGGGTCCTGATCTCCACCCGTTTGTACAGCCGTGATGCCCTGGTAGTACTCCAGCAGCCCGGCGCCGTTCTTCGCCACCTTGGCAAACGCCAGCATGATTGCCTCGGCCCGGTCAGGACTCCTGACGCCACGCTTCCGCATCGCTTCCTTGGACTCAATTTCCGTTTGCCCTCGGCTGTTCGGCTTCCACCGGATGCTGGCGAGCTGGGAGATGGATGTTTCGTCGTCGAGTCCTGCCAAGTCTCCGCTCTTGGCGCGCATCCGCAAGCCCCAGTACAACTCAGCTTTGAGGTTCACAAACTGCTCTTTGTCAGCCGGCGACTCGCCCACGTTGACGGCGTTGGATGGGAATCCAAGGTCTTGCAGGTGTTTGTGGAGGTAGTATCCGATGCCAGCCGAATCGACGTTGAGAGTCCCAATTCTGTCTCCATATTTCCGCAGCGCGCTCACCAGCTCTCCGCGGGGATCTGGATTGCCCCAGCCGATGATCTCAAGAATCTGGAATCCGCATCGGGCGCACATGACCGTCTCATCTTCGCCAGGGCCCGCCACGTCGATTCCGATGTCCACCTTGCCATCGTATGTCCGCGTGTCCCGTTGCGCGCGCTCCAGCCAAGCCAGGGACAGCAGGGCATCAGGACTCTGAGAGGGGAAGTCTCCCATCACGCGTGAATCCCAACGGAAGTCTCCCGGCCCCCACTCCTCGAACCGCTCCTTGACCCACCGCCTGGTGGTCAGCCATGGCATTACGTTCTGGTCGAGTTCTTCTTCGGACAGGTCCATCAGATCGCGGCCGTTGGGGTCACCTAAGGTTACGGTGATCGGAGCGCCTTCTGAGTCCTGAGCCTCATAGGAAAGCTTGATGCCTTCGAAGTTGGGCGTATCGAACGCGCTGATAGTAAACGGCTGGATGCTTGCGCGCTTGCTGTGGAACTCGTCGTAGAAGGCACCAGAGGAGATGGTGGGGTTGCCCAGCTTCAGAATGCGCACATCGCCGCCGGCCCTGATGCCCTCAATCGCTTCGATGATCTTCGGGTCAACGCCAGGAGCTTCGTCGATGATGATGAGCACATGGTCAGCATGGAAGCCTTGGAACTTGACCCCCTCATCCTGCTGCTGGACGGTCGTCGTGAAGCCGAGTGCATAGCGCATCGGGTACTTGGTCTTATCAAACTCAAGTTTGGTGAGGTTGGCGGACGGGAAGGGATATTTGCTCTTGACGAGAGCCTTGTGGATTTCACCCCACATCAGGACCTCGACCTGCTTTTTCGTGGGTGCCGTGGTCACCACGATGGCGTTCTCGTACCGGGCCAGCCACCAAAGCGCGAGTTGCGCCGCTTCAAAAGTTTTGCCGCTGCTATGGCACGCTTTTACGTTGACCTTCGCCTGGGGCTTTGTGAGCGCCATGGCGATTTCTTTCTGCACGCTCCACAAGTCGGACCCCAGCCAATGTAGTACAAACTTGACTGGGTTCACGAGTGTACTACGGATTTTGGCCTTCTGTACTACAGTGAGCGGCTTCATTCTCCCTTGAGGATACTATCGAGCACGCTCACCTGGACGGGATTGTCTTTGTCTCCGGCCAGCGTGGTGCGGTCGCCGTACTTCGCCTTATTCGTGCCTTTCAGCAGGAAGATCAGAAGTGTGTCGCTGTACTCTTGGACATAGCCGACTCGCTTCCCGCCCTGGTAGACAGGCTTCTTCACGCCTTCATAGGCCCGCCGCTTCGCCTCATCCTCCAGCACAGCCTCGCCCTCGACTTGGGCTTCATCCCACGCCTGCCGAAACTCCTCATCTTGGCGACGCCACTCATAAGCGCATGTCTTCGGTAGACGGCTCAACTTGCACGATTTACTGATGTTCCCTGTAGCTTTCAAAGCCTCAAGGAACTTCGCGCGCGTTTTAGGGGAGCGTTTTGAACGAGGTGGAGGGCCTTTTACGAGGTTTGCCATGAGTTTATTAAACCTTTACTTTCTCTTCTGGCGGAAGAAATGTGACGATCTCATGCCGCACGCAGTCATAAACGAAAGTCACCGTGCATTCGCCTATTACCGCTTGATGGTGACTATTCCGTAAAGATGTTCTGCCGATGGGAGTTGTGATTCCAGACTGGACCATTTGCACTAATTCCCGGCGAAGTTTCTTTGAGAAAACAAGCCCATAGCGGGACTTTAGCCTTTTCTTGGCGTGTGTCCTCTCAGAAAGCTTCTTGGAAACTTTGGCCATGCGGCTACGCCGCCCGCTTCGCCGGCAGGATCAGGACACGCGAGGAGAACGTGGTGATACGCTCCCCTTCACACACTGCCAAGTTCACCACGAGCTGTACTCGTGTCTTGGGGAGTGTCTTTTGAGTCCTGTCAGACATTGAAATCACCATTGTAGAGAGGTTCACAGGGGACGAGAGAAATCTTCGCCGCGCATCGTTACGCACGGGCCATCGTGAAACGCTCTCTTTTGGCACCATTCAAGAGCGTGCCCCACGCGCTGCTTCCCGGAGCATTGCTGCTTGAAGATTGCCGATAATTTGGCCATAATCTTCCGGATCATCCAGTAAGACCGTCCTGTACAAAACATCCCTGCCTCCTTGGATTTACCACCATGACGGGATTATAAAGCATCTGAATTCGCTTTAGCTTTTACGCATCTAGCACACGTAACAGCTTCCCATCGGTTGGTCCACAAAGCCTTCTTGAGATTGATGCGCCGCGGAGTCTTTGCGCACCACGGGGATACTCCCCCGGTAGATGAGATTAGCTTCGCCATATGCACAGTCTTGACACTCGGCAGCGCGCCGATAGCGTTGAGAATATCGGCAGGGTTCATCGAGTCGCCTCGAAGAGGAACCACGCGCGCCGCTCCGCTTCGTCGATCCACACCTCAATCATCGCAGTTGAGGCGTAGTCGTCGGCCAGGGCACAGACCGTATGGGCGCTCCGCAGTTGGGTGATAAGGGTCCTGTTGTCGGCCAGAAGCTCCTTGAGCATGTCCTCGGGTGCCGGGCCGGGCTCATCTGAGTCCTGAATCCGCTGCAAACGGGCAATCTGTCCAATTGACTTGATTGTGGTCCCGCCGATCTTCCGCACCCGCTCCGCAATGTCGTCGGTGATGCCGTAGATCTGCGTGGCCTGCTCATCCAGCATCAGGTGCCAGTCGCGGAAGTGCGGGCCGGTCATGTGCCAATGGAAGTTCTTTGTCTTCATGTACAAAGCAAAGCAGTCGGCCAAAAGCGAGTTCAGCGATTCAGAGAGTTTATCAACGTTCGCAGGACTGAAACCGTCTGCAACGTCTGAGCCTTGATAATCTCCGGTGGAGAATGGGAATTCCATGGTGGTCACCTC